ACGGGCAAAGAATTTTTTATGCCCCACAGAAAAATAAAAAAGGTAAAAAGTAGAATGTCTTTTGAAATAGAGAAGGAAAGTATATTTTCTTTTAATGATCATATGCTAGCTAGGAATGTTGCGGAGAAGTTGGAGGAAAAATATCCCGGTTGGTTGTGGGCTGTTAAGGTGATTGATGGTGTTGTTGGAGTAAAGTCAATGCGACTGTCTGGTAATTGGGGATTTATTTTACATTCAGATAAAATAGATAATGATTACAGAGTAGTAGTAAATGCCGGTGGGGAAATACTTGAGAGATATAAACAAAAGAGAGGCAAGTTTAATGAAGATGGGTACATGGATCTAGAAATGGATAATAAAGGACAACTTAATGGGGACTATGCTGCATGAGTTTAATTAATCCACAGCCACCTACAGAAGGATCAGAGGCTTTAAATATAGATGACACGAACTCTCTTCGTGAGGCCTCATGGTTAAGGCTTGCTAGGCAAGCTTATGATGATTCATCTGAATGGGTTGACGCCAATTTAAGAGGGCAGTGGGAGAAAAGCTTATCTTTGTTTAATAGTAATCATCCTCCTGGATCTAAGTATAATACTAATGCTTATGATAAAAGATCTAGGTTTTTTAGACCAAAAACTAGGACAGCTGTAAGAAACCTTCAGTCGGCAATGAATGTTGCATTTTTTACAAATGAAGATGTGGTTAGTATTAAACCAAGAAATCCTAATGATCCGGTGCAAGCAGCAGCGGCTATTGTGTCTCAATCGGTTGTACAATATAGATTAACTAATACAATTCCTTGGTTCCAGACAATGACAGCAGCATTACAGGATGCTGCAGTTCAGGGTATATGTGTTAGTCATCAGTATTGGGATTATGAAGAAAGAGATGAATCCTATGTAGAAATGGGGGATGATAATAAGCCTCTAGTTGATTACGAGGGAAATGAGAAGGTCAGGAAGCAGGTTACATCTATAAAAGATAAACCTATAATTGAAATGATTTCTCCGGAAAATCTAAGGATAGACCCGGCTTCTGATTGGTCTGACCCTTTAGAGAGTAGTCCATATATAATACATTTAATTCCAATGTATCTGCAGGATGTTTTACAGAAGATGGAATCTGGTGAATGGAAAAAACTAAGCGCTGGTGAATTGTTAACAACAACTAGCGATGAAGATGATAATACTACTAGACTTGTTAGGGATGAGCCCAGAGAAGATCCCCTAGATAACGATGCTGGTTATGGTGAAGTTCAAGATTATAAGATTGTTTGGATACATAAGAATATAATAAAAAAAGATGGTGAGGATTGGTGTTACTTTACAGCTGGTGTTAGTTACATGTTAACTGATCCAGTTCCGTTGCATGAAATGTATCCTTGGCTTAGGAATAATGAAAGGCCATATGTTATGGGGTGTGTTAATATAGAGGCCCATAAATTATATCCATCTGGAACTGTTGAGTTAACTCAGGAGTTACAAGCAGCGGCTAATGATATATGGAATCAAAGGTTTGATAATGTTAAACTGGCTCTTAATAAACGATATCATATTAGGCGAGATAGAAATATAGATCTTGATGCATTGTTTAGGTCTGTTCCTGGTGGCGCGGTAGAGATGGATGATCCGGATCAAGATGTTAGAATCATTGAGACTAGGGATGTAACTGGATCTGCATATGCCGAACAAGATAGAATAAACATGGACTTTGATGAGTTGCAAGGAAACTTTTCAACATCTACTGTACAGGCTTCTAGATCATTAAATGAAACTGTAGGCGGAATGTCGCTTCTTGCTAATAGCACTGGCAGTGTGGTTGAATACGTGTTAAGAACTTTTTCTGAGACTTGGGTAGAAAGAGTATTAAAGCAGCTTCTTAGGCTTGAACAATATTATGAGACGGATGAAGTTATACTTGGATTAGCTGGAGAAGCGGCTGTTGCTTTGAATGCTGAAATGAAAGATGTTTCTGTAGATGATCTTCTTAAGTATGAGGTTCTTTTAAAGGTTAATGTTGGTATAAATGCTACCGATCCTTTAAAAAAGGTTCAAAATTTAATGCTTGGGTTACAGACATTAGCAGCCTTTCCAGGTATAGCGGAAAGAATAAATATGCAGGAAGTAACAAAAGAGGTGTTTGGTCAGCTTGGGTATAAGGATGGTGATAGATTTGTATCCTTTGAGGGTGATGAACAAGTGGCTGAAATGCAGGCACAACTTGAAGAGATGCAAAGTCTTCTGGAGACAGAGAAGATGAAACTTGATAATAGATTGCAGGTTGAGCAAATGAAGCAGCAAGGAAACCTGGAAGCCATGAGCATGAAGACTGGAGCAGAAATTACAAAGAAAGAAATAGACGCTCAGCTTCAGTATATAGATCTACAACTTAAGAAAGAAGATGTAGCCACTAGAAGAGCTGAACTAATGTTACAAAGAGAGGCGCTTATTAATCAAATAGCCGATGATGAAATTAATAGGCAGGAAGAAATGATAGGTGGGGGTCCAGTAGGAGTTATGGCTAGAAATGATTACAATAAGATCCCATATGCGGTAGGATAATATGGACTATTATGATCCCTTTGAAGAGGGGATAGAAGATTTAGTTAAAAGAATAAGGGTAGGAAAAGATACTAGGGAGTTTTTGAATACATCTATTGGGCAGGCTATTGTAAAAAAAGCTACCAACGAATATAGAGAAGGTGTTAAATTGCTTCAAGATATGTCTGAGTCAAGATGGTCTTATTCTTCAGAAAAAGAAATTGCTAAGTATAGGGAGATTAGTGATAAATTAGCTTCCCCTATTAATATTTTAAAATGGTTAGCCTCTGTTATTACTGCCGGAGAAAACGCAGAGACTATATCAAGATACAAAAACTCCGGTGAATTAGAACCATAGGAATATACAAATGGAAAACGCTACCCAAACGGATGCGTTAGAAGAGGATAAAACTTCTGAAGACGCACCCCATGAAGATACTTTAAAAGTTTCTTCTAGGCAACAAGCTTTAGAAGATATATACGAAAGAAGGGCTAAGGAGATTCAAGAAGAATCTTCTGAAGAGCCAGAAGAAGTGCAAGACTCTCCAGTTTGGCATGATGGAGAAGACTGGAAGACCAGAGTCAAAGTTGATGGAGAAGAAGTAGAAGTTTCTTTTGATTCTTTAAAAACCTCACATCAAAAAGATAGGGCTTCCCAAAAAAGATTTGAGGCTGCCTCTGCTAAGGAGAGAACTCTTTTAGCTAGGGAGCATCAAATAAATCAATATGTAAATAGTATGAATCAAAGGCCACCCCAAGAGGACGCCGTTGAAGAAAGTGAAACTGCTGATGTTGATGGTATAGTTGAAAAATATCATGCAGCTTTATTTGAAGATGACGCTGCTGAGGCAGCTCGTCTATTAAAAACCTTGTCGAATAGTGGGCGCGGTAACGCTACCCAAAATGTAGAAGAGGTTGTGCATAGGGCGATTCAGTCCTATGACCAGAGTAAAAGAGTAGAAGTTCAAAAGCACAAACAGGCCGTTTATCAAAAAAGTCTGGAGGATGCAGTTAGATCCTTTGAAGATGATTATCCTGATATAGCAGAGTCTCCAGAGCTTAGAACTGTAGCTGATAATAAAACGGTTACCCTAACACAGGAAAATCCTAATTGGACACCGGCTGAAATTATAAAGGCTGCTGCTGAATATACTCGTGAATGGGCTGGAACAATGCCCAATTCAAATGGTAGGCTGACGCGCAAAAAGAAAATTGTGCAACAGCCAAAATCTGTTTTGGCCTCGGCTAATATTGGTTCCGATCAAGTTCCAATGACACCTTCTGAAATAGTTCAGGAGATGAAAAAAGCTAGGGGTCAAATTTTATAACTTCTATAGGAGGTAATTATGGCTGGACAAGTATGGTCAGTTAGCACCTCCGGTGGTTATATGTATGCCTTAAACCTGAGTCGCCTTTTACGTATGGCGGTTCAACCGATGGTTAAGTTCCGTCAGTTCTGCGACGTAAAAGACGCAGCACATCAGGGTCTTCATCGAGGCGATACATTCCATTGGAACGTGTTTAGTGATGTGGCTACCCAAGGTACCACTCTCACTGAAACCAGTACTGTCCCAGAAACCTCATTCACTATCTCTCAGGGAACAATGACGATCACGGAAGCAGGTAACTCTGTACCGTGGACGGGCAAGTTAGACGATCTCTCTGAGCAGCCTGTGGCTGAGGTGGTAAGGAAAGTATTAAAGAACGATGCAAAAAAGGCATTCGATACTCTAGCTGCGGCTCAGTTTGATGCGTGTAAGTTACGCGTAACTCCAACTGGTGGGTCAAGCACAACGGCTATTACGTTAACTACTAATGGCGCATCTGCTATTACTAATAACGTTGCTTTAGGTGCTTCGCATGTTAAGCTTATTGTTGATGTTATGAAAGAACGTAATATCCCAGCTTATGCTGATGATGATTATTACGCTCTAGCATGGCCGTCAACATGGAGAGCTCTGAAAGACGATTTAGAGGCAATCAAGCAGTATGTTGATCCTGGCTTTCAGATGATTATGAATGGCGAAATAGGTCGTTTTGAAGGGGTTAGATTCGTAGAACAAACTCATATTGCTAAGGGTACTGGTATGGGCACTGCAGGTGCCGCATGGACCAATGGCCTTTCTGATTGGGCTCTGTTCTTTGGCGAGGATACTGTTGCTGAAGCTATTGCAGTTCCTGAAGAAATTCGCGGGAAAATTCCTGGGGACTTCGGTAGGGATCGCGGTGTAGCATGGTACTACCTTGGCGGATTTGGCATTACACACACACAAGCGGCCCAGACACGTATAGTGATGTGGGACAGCGCGGCTTAAGGAGATATATTATGAGTTATTCTAATCCAGTTTTCTTACCCCTTGCTTTCGGTAATCACGATTTCGGTGCAGCTGGTGAAGCTTTTACTTTTCGTGGACCTAGCGGTAAGCAGGGTACATTGAAGGAAATCGAGATAAACGCTACGGAAA